TAATAGTTGATAAAGCCTTTTTGCTGAATGAAAAAATCAGTTTGAAAGCTAAAGGACTTTTAGCCCTGTTGTTATCTTATCCGGATAACTGGCAATTTTACGAAGCAGAAATAGTACAACACGCAGCAGACAAAGCAAATTCATTGAGTAGTGGACTAAAAGAGTTGATAGAAAACGGCTATATAGTACGAAAACTTGGCAAAGATGAAACAGGAAAGTTTAAAGGTTATGAGTATCATATTTACGAAAAACCGATAACGGAAAAACCGATAACGGAAAAACCGATAATGGAAAATCCGATAACGGAAAAACCGATAACGGAAAAACCGATAATGGAAAATCCGATAACGGAAAAACCGATAACGGAAAATTCGGTACTACTAAACAATAAAGACACTAAGAATAAAGACACTAAGAATAAAAACACTAAGAATAAAAACACTAAGACTGCTTCGTCACCAGAGTTGGCGTCTGAGTTCAAGGAGTGGTATTCAAAATATCCGCACCCACGAAATGAACAACAGACCATGAAGAACTACATCAAAGCACGAAAGACCTATTCAGCCGAACAGTTGATGACTGCACTGAATAACTACCTCGCTGAAATAGAGGAACAGCACACAGACAAACGCTATATTAAACATTCCACAAATTTTGTGGGACAAGAGCAAGCGTTTGTCGATTACTTAGACACACCGGCACAGCCGGTTTTGACTGAGGAAACTGATGATAGTTACATCGCCACAATCGAGGCGGAAGACCCTGAGTATGCCGCACGACTCCGAAGGAGGGATAACGATGTATGAACAACAACAAATTCCTGCCAACTATGAGGCGGAGCAGGCAGTCGTTGGTGCATTAATCATCGGTGGCAATGTGGATGAATTAACCACCGAAGTTAATCTAACACCCGATGATTTTTATTTCAGTGATTGCAAATTGGTGTACAAATGCATTTTGTACCTAAACGACAAAAACGATAAAATCGACATAGTAACGGTAGATAGTACATTAAAAACCGCCAAAGAATACAAGGGAATTGAATTTCTGAAAAATGCGATCAGTAACAACCCAACGAAACATAATTTAATTTACTATGGCAAAATCGTAAAAGAATATGCGAAACGTCGTTGGTACATAGATATGTCAAATAAAATATTGACTATGGCAGGCAATACAACATTGCCAATAGAAAAAATATCCGACAAAGTGGAATATATGCTGGCAACAGAAAGCGATTCTATCAATGTCAATACCGCAGACGATTTGATAATGCAGACGTATGACACCATTGCAAAAGCAAGTGAAAACAAAGGTAGTATTCCGGGACAGGCAACAGGATTTGATAACATAGATTTGAAAATGGGCGGTATAGACGGATTGGCTGTTTTAGGTGCCAGACCGGGTATGGGAAAAACCGCATTTGCGTTAAATGTTGCTGAACATATAGTTTACAACGAATTAAAACCGGTAGTATTTTTTTCGTTGGAAATGGGTGCACAACAGTTAATGCTCCGATTGGTATCATCAATGACACGCATTAAATATTCTGCTTTGCGATATGGGGAATTGGAAGATGATGATTGGACAAAACTCGCCAGTTTCATGAACCAATCAGAAAAAACAAAAAAATTGTTAATCTGTGATGAACCCAAGATGACAGTGCGAAAAATTCGTTCGGTTTGCCGTAGGTTAAAAAAACAATATGGCTCTTTGGGGGCGGTGATTGTTGACTATTTGCAATTAATTGAAATGCCAAACAATAAAAACTGCACAAAGGCACAAGCAGTCGGTGATGTTAGCCGAGAGCTGAAAATCTTAACGAAAGAATTAGGTTGTCCGATAATTGCTCTTTCGCAGCTGAATAGAGCAAATGAGCAACGGTCGGACAAAAGACCGACACTTGCCGATCTTCGTGACAGCGGAGCTATTGAACAGGATGCCGACAGTGTAATGTTCATCCATAACGAAGACGCATATAGAAAAGACAAATCACAACCACCAACAGGCAAAGTTGAGATATTGTTACCGAAATCAAGGTTTTCGCAAACAGGAACAATGTTTTTAAAATTCCAACCGGAATACATGAAATTTTCAAATTGGAATGTGAAAAAAGACCCATTTAATCGTAGTAAAAATTCGGCGGCAGTGTGGGACAAACCGGACGAAAATGATAAAGAAAACGCAAAAACTGGCGAAGCTGAAAAAGAGGAAAAATGACAAAGTGAAAGCTGATGAAATTTCAGAAAAATAACCAGATTTTAATGGTTATAAA